GTGTAATTGGTTTCAACCAAATCATAGACGCTGCAAGTCCAATCAATGGTAACCCTACTTCAATCTCAACAGGTACAGGTATTACCACAGGTAACGTAATCGGAATATTCAATGGTATGGTTAACTTAATCCCTAACGCTTTAGCAGGTCAAACTGACTTAGAGTTCGTTTGTGGATGGGATACATTCCGTAAATTGTTACAAGCGTATTTCACACTTAACAATTTCCACTATGGTGCAACTGAGGAGGCAAGTCCATATGCTACGGGTTCAATCATAATCCCAAGTTTCGGTTTAAGAGTTACTGCTTTACACGGATTGACAGGTACAAACAGAATTCACTTATCAAGAAAATCTAACTACGTTATCGGAACAGATGCACCTAATGAGTATGAAAGTTTAGACGTATTCTACGAAAGAAAAGATAATACTATCATCGCAAGATTAATCGCTAAATTAGGTACACAAATCAGATTTGGCGAAGAATTAGTTACATTTAAATTAGCTTAACCCTTTAATTTTATAACTTATGAGTTGTATATTATCGACAGGATTTAGTTTGGATTGCCGCTCTTCTAAGGGCGGTATATCCAAAATCTATTTGGCAGAGTTAAGCGGTATAGGTACACCTGCGGTATCTTCGGGCATTGCTACTATCACTATGGTAGGTGGCAAGAAATTCTATGCCTATGAAGTGCCAATGGGTGGAGGTTCAGCAACTTCTGTACCAAGTGGAGATAGAGCAGTAGGAGGAAGATTCTATGCTCAAAACATCACAATGAACCTACCAAAATACGACATTACCAAACGTAATGAAATGATGGCATTAGCTGCTCAAACTGTGGCTGCTATTGTTTTAGATGAGAATGGCGAGTATTGGTTATTTGGTACTACACGAGGTTTGCAAATTGCAGAGGGTGGTTATGCTACGGGTACTGCAAGTGCTGACATGAGTGGTTATGTAATCACTTTAACGGGTGAAGAGAAGTATGACGTTTATAAAATAGAGTCATCTGCAATAGCAGCCTTGATTGCATAAAGTGTTGTTTTCATTATAAATGGGAGGGGGAGTTGAGCGATTGACTCCCCTTTTTTTAAAAACATGATATTATTACAAGAAAATACCGCAAACATAGTAGTGTTAACGCTGACTGAAAAGACAACGATTAATGCCCCTACTTACCTTTTTAGGTTTGTTAATAAACAGACCAACCAAGAATATGTATGTATCCAATCAGATACAAGTGTGTTCAAATCAAGATACAACAAGTTCACAATAACAACACAAACAACAACTCCCAACCCACTTTTAGGGCAACTTAAATTAAGTTTGGGAGATGAATACGAATACTATATTTATGCTCAAATATCAACTACTAATTTAGATTATAAACTATCTAATGAAATGGTAGAGTCAGGACTAATGAGATACGATAAATCTTTAACAAATAGAATAATTTTTGAAAATGGAACAACAACACGAAAAGTCTTTGGAGCGTAAGTATGCTTTTAGTAGCGTACCTATGTACGAACACAAAACGCCTGAGTTTATTGAAAACAATGGGGAACAATTTATCATCAATGGTACTAACAATGAGTACCCTGATTATTTAACTTACCTGTATAATAGATGTGGACTACATCACGCTATTGTGAATGGAAAAGTTAGATTTATATTAGGTCAAGGTTGGAAAATTAAAGAGGGTTTTGAAAGTGGTCAGTTATCAAGACTAATTAACAATCCGAACCCTTACGATGACTTAAACGAATTAACAAATAAAATACTAAAAGATAGAAAAATCTTTGGTGGTAACTTTTACAAAGTGATGTTTGTAGGAGGTCAATTAACTTCAATCTTTCATCAACCCTATGAACAAGTTAGATTGTCAGTCGATGGCAAAATAGGGTATGTAAGTAAAGAATGGACTAAAAACCAATCAACTAAAAAGAACTTTAAAAGTAGATACAACACTTTACCTAAAGATGTTAAGATAATACCTATGTATGACCCTAAGAAAAAAGAGGGTGTGCAATTAGTTTATTTCTATGACACACGCCCTGAGTTCAGAGGTTATCCTTTGCCTGAGTATCACGCCTCAATCGTGGATATTGAAACAGATATTGAAGTTTCAAACTTTCACTTAGTGAACGTAAAGACGGGATTTAGTGCAGGTGCTATGATAACATTAATGGGTGGTGTGCCAAGTCCACAAGAACAAGACGAAATAGAGCGCAAGTTTTACGATAAGTTTTGTAATACGGACAACGCAGGACAAATAATGATTAACTTTGCTGACCTTAATACAGAAGCACCTAAGATTGAAAGTATTAAACCAACTGATTTAGATAAGCAATTTGAGTCATTAAAACAAGATGTTCAAGATAGAATAATAAGAGGGCATGAAGTTGTTAACGGAATGTTATTTGGGATTAAGACTGAGGGTCAATTAGGTGGTAGAAGTGAATTGGATTTAGCATGGAGAATGTTAAACATTAACTACATTGAACCTAATCAACAACTAATAGAACGTGAGTTAAATTGGATATTAAAAACTTGTGGTTTAGCACCTGCTTTGCGTATTGAACCTTTAAAGGGATTAGGGTTAGAAATAACTGAGTCTATGTTAATGGCGGTACTAACTAAAGAGGAATTAAGAAAGATAATTGAAGATGAATTAAACATAGGATTAAACCTTACACAACCACAAGCAACTCAATTATCAAAAAAATCCTTAGACGCTAACATGGATTCAATTATTTTGTCTAAATTTGCATTAATAGGATTAAGTGCAGATAAGTTTGAATTTGCAAGTGATGAAGATGCTTTACTTAAATATATCATTGATAAAAATTTGAAAAAATTGGATATTAACCGAGCTAAAAAAGATTTAGATTTTGATGTAGAAAAGGCACTACAAAAGTTAATTGAAAAGAACTTAGTAGGTGGTACTTTGGGCGGTACTCAAACTGCACCGAACTTTGACATCAAAGAAGTTGTAGAACCTGAAACCTTGATTGAATTTGAAACTAAGTGGAAGTATGCAGGACCACAAGATAGTAAGAATAGAAGTTTTTGTGCTGAAATGTTGAAGTTAAATAAGATTTATTCTCGTGAGGAAATAGACAACTTAAACAATGACATGAAAGAATACAATACAGACGTTTGGAAGTATAAAGGAGGTTGGTATCATAATCCCGAACTTGACCAAAATTTCCCACAATGCAGGCATTATTTCGCTCAGGTAATAGTAAGAAAAAAATAAAATGAGTTTAACACCACAATTTATATCGATAGAGGTTATAAAAGACCAATCAGTAATTAACGAAAATGTTGATAGTAAACTATTACAACCTACATTAATAATGGTTCAAGACATCTATTTAAAGCAAGTAATAGGTAAGGACTTATACGCTGAGTTAATCACTCAGGTAAACGCTGAGAGCGTAAGTGCTTTAAATACTACATTGCTAACTGACTACATACAACCTTATCTAATCAATAAAGTAGTAAGTGAGTTAGTAATAGATGTCAATTACAAAATAAAGAATAAAGCGTTAATGGTAGGTAGTTCAGATAATGCTCAACCCTTAGATAGTTCAGGCATGAGTATAATTCAAACTAAGTATCGTAACATAGCAGAGAATTATAGAGTCAATTTAGTGGATTATTTGCTTGACAATTATACAGATTATCCGTTATTCAAGTGTGTTAAAAATTATTCAGAAATCCCAAATATAAATGTAAACAATGCAAGAAGAAAAAAAGGTAGATATTTATAAACTATCCGAACAGGATTGTAAAAAGTATGGATTTAAGAAAAAGAACCTAATCAAAGTAATTGAAAGTAATGCAAAAGACAGCCAACGAAATAAAAAGTGAGTTTGAGTTACTTGCAAGTGGACATTATCAAATCCATTCTTTTCTTTATGCCCAAGAATTTGAACAACAAGCTTACGAAAATCTAATATATCCTTTGATGCTTGTCTATCCTTTAGGCGGAAGTCTATCAGGAACAAGCTATACAAGGAATTACCGGGTAGTTATTGCAGATAGAGTGCTTAAATCTGAGGGTAATGAGTTAGAAGTAGAGTCAGATACTCAATTAATTGCATTAGATACCTTAGCATATTGGATGAAGTTAGGCACAAATGAGCGTTTTTCTATTACAAGTTCAAATACTATTACACCATTTTGGGAGAAGTGGGGCGATGAAGTAACGGGACACTTTGTTGACATCGGCATTGAGGAGTTTTACGACTTCAATTCGTGTGCAATTCCTTTAAGTTCAGCTATTCCAAGTCCAAGCAACCCTTGTAAAGATGCGAGAATACTAATCAATTCAGTTGTTTATGGCAATGCGCCAAGTGATACCAATTTTAATGTCGTAGTTAAAGACCAATTAGGTGCTTTAGTAGGCTCATTAATCGGTGGCGAATGGATAGTTAATACGGGTGGAAGTTGTGCTGACTCTACCTATACAATAACTAATTCAACAGGTACAACCTTATACACAGGAACAATCCCAAGCGGTGGAACTTTAACACAAGCAATAAGCAATTCTACTTTAAATGTAAACAATAGCGCATCAACTTTAATAAGTAGTAGGTCAATCTTAGCACAAGGAACTGATAGTTATAATGTTGCTGACTCAGTAGCGGTCATTAAGGATAGTGCAGGAACAACTTTAAAAAGCGAAAACATCTTAGCAACTGCAAGTGAAAATATTACTATTAATGATAGTGTAGCAGTTATTAAGGACTCAGCAAATAACACTTTAAAGAGTGAGAATATCTTAGCAGAGGCAACTGAGAATATAAGTATTTCAGACTCAATAGCAGTTTTAAAAGATACTGCAAATGTAACCTTAGACTCAGTAAATTTATTAGCACAACAAACGAAAAATATAACCTTAGATGATTTTAATGTAGAAGTAGAAGACCCATTGGGTAGTGTTATTTTAACGGATAGTTATTTGGCATATTCATTAAATACTCTCAACTTAACTGCCCTTTCAAATACCAACGTAGTAATTGGAACAGGCATCACATTAACAATAAGTTCAACCGCACCATTATCTCCATCAGAAAACGATATATGGTTACAACCGATTTAAAAAATAAATAAATAAATAAATAAAAAATGGCAACATTCAACAAATTCAACGCCTTTGTGGCGGACTTAGCAAACGGAGTTCACAATCTCAGTTCAAATCAATTAGTAGTAGCATTAACAAATACTGCACCTACTGCAAGTAATGCAACCCTTTCAGCAATTACTCAAATTTCTTACACAGGGTTATCTACAAGAAACATCACGACTACATCAAGTACGCAAACAAGTGGTACATATTCGCTTGTATTGGTTGATTTGACATTAACTGCAAGTGGTGCAATTCCTACCTTTAGGTATGTAGTTATTTACAATGATACACCAACATCTCCTGCTGACCCATTGATAGGATATTATGATTATGGTGTAGGTGGGGTTACAATGGCTAATGGAGATACATTTACAATCGACTTTACAGATGCTCAAAAATTAATAGAAATAGTATAATACTATGGCAGCAATAACAGACTTATCCGATTTAATTAACAGACAAACAGGCGGCAATAGTGGTACACCTGAAAATATTTTTTTTCACAAAGTGCCAAGAGTCGCAGGGGTTGCAGCAACCGCACCAATATCAGGTAGAGGATGTTCTTTGTGGGAGTATGACGGAATGCCTGCAAAGGGTGCAGTCCCAACAGTGGGGGAAATACCTACTAAATCAACTAATGGAGCAATACCATTTACTGCCGCAGGTGGTGGTAGAGATAAGCACTTAATAGGTGCAAGTATTACACCATTAGTTGCAGGCGTGTATTTATTGTACGATAGGTTATTTCACGAGGGTGGGTTAAATGCAACTTTAACATCTGCACAAACAATACAAGGGTCAACTCCAAGTCCTGCATTAACAAGGAATACGGGAGGTGCAGGTAACATAGCATTCTATGAAATATATACAATAATAGGAACAACATCTACAACCCTTACAATGACCTACACAAACCAAGCAGGGACAGGTTCAAGAACTTCAACTATTAACATAGGTGCAACGGGTTTTCGTGAAGTATCAAGAATGCAGAGAATACCTTTAGCAGCGGGTGATAGTGGAATACAAGCAATAGAGCAAATACAATTAACTGCTACTACGGGAACTGCAGGTAACTTTGGTATAACCATTGCTCAACCTTTGGCTTGGATTCCTGTAGGTGCAGGTGGTACAATGGGGTGGAGAGATTACACAACAGGATTGCCCGGCATACCCGTTATTGACCCTAATGCTTGTTTAGCACTAATGTTTATTCCAAGTGCTGCAACTGCACCTGAATTATTTGGTTCATTAGCAACAATTGAAAAATAATGGCACTAACAGACTTTGATGAATATGTAGAAAAGCTAAAAGAAAATCGTGTTGCAGATTTTCAGCTATCCACATCAATCGCTAGAACTTTGCGATTGAACGCAAGTTGGCAATCTTTTAATCCTGCACCTGCCGTACCTACTACAAGCGTTGCTCTTAATAAGGATTCTGCACAATCAATGGGATCTATCCCTGACATATCAACAGGGCGACTTACATTTTTGGGCGGTAGATTTAATACTTCAACATTTGGCGCAGGCGGTATGCTTTTAGTTGATTTGTTAAATGTTAGCGGAGGACTGAATGCTACTTTAACAACAGCTCAAACAACCAACTTACCAACCGCACCATTAACAAGATATACATCGGGTGAGGGAGTTATGGCAGGGATAGTAGTTTATACACAAGTAGGAAACACAGTTACAACGGTAACAATAAGCTACACAAATTCAGCGGGTGTGAGTGGTAGAACATCTACTGCCACAACAATTGGTGCAGGTTTTTATAGAGAAGTAGGATTGTTAATTCCAATACCATTACAAGCAGGTGATACAGGTGTGGAAAGTATTGAATCAGTAACCGTTACTGCCACCACAGGAACGGCAGGCAATTTTGGGGTGTGTATGTTCAAGCCTTTAGCAATGATTTCATTGGAAAATGCAACAGGTGCAATGCCATTAGATTCAGTTAGTACAGGTTGCATTATCGGTTCTTTGGCAGAAATAGACCCTGATGCTTGCCTTGCAATTAGTGTATTTTCTGCAGTATCAACATCACTAACAGGTGCATTAATATTATCAGAAGTATAAAATGGCAACAAGAAGATTATTTGATGGGGCGCAGATTGAATTAGAACTACTACCAATAGTAGGTTCAGGCTCAACTTCTTATAATTTATCTTTAAGTAAGGGAGATTATACCTTAACAGGCAAGGATGCTTCATTAACATTTTCGGCAGGTTCAGTTAGTTACTCAATAACTGCAAGTAAAGGTACTTATAGTTTAAGTGGTAAAGATGCTAACTTTAAAGTAGGTAAAAGTATTGCAAGTGAAAAAGGAAATTTTACACTTTCGGGCAAGGCTGCTGAATTTAAAGTAGGCAGAACTTTATCAAGTGAGAAAGGCGTTTATACATTATCAGGAAAAAACGCAGACTTTAAAGTAGGTAGAACATTATCTGCAAATAAAGGGGATTTTACACTTTCGGGAAAAGATGTTGATTTTAGAATAAGTAAAACATTAAGTGCAAGTAAAGGGACTTATACATTAAGTGGTAAGGATGCAAATTTAATTAAATCAGGTAGCACAATTAATTACTCTTTAACTGCAAATAAAAATGTATATAATTTAACGGGAAAAAATGTAACTTTGCAAATAAACTTTTTAATGGTTTACCATTATGTAAGTCCAAGTTTTAATCTTTATCGATTAAGAGTTTATAAAAGTGGTGTTTGGAAAAATGTAGTATTATACAAATATAAAAATAGTAATTGGAATGAGTTTACCAAATAATAAATTAACCATAATAACAGATAATCCAATATGTGCCAATGGTGCAGTGGAAAATAGTGATGCAAGTTATTCTAATAGTGTACCGAGTGGAGGAACTTTAATACTACCTAATCAAGAAATTCAAAACAACGGGGTTGCAAGTGGATTTATTCCAAGTGTAGGTACTATTAATGTAACTACTAATGCATCACCTACAAGTTTTACAATAACAGGGAGGACTATTGATATAGTAGTTCCAAGTGGTTCAACTCCAAGTGGTGTATTGTTTCAAAGACCTATACTGCAACAATATACATCATTTGCTAATTATGATGAAGGGTGGAGAGCGCAAAATGGTTGGAATAGCGCATACACTCCCCCTTCTAATCCTGCTGCAATAGCTGAATTGGATTATTCACTAGGAGCAAATTATTGGTATAGACTAAAAAATAATTTAATTGTGGGCGGAGTTTCTAATAAAATAAGATTTGTTGACGTTGACGGCGGTCAAACGTGGTCATCAACGGGAAATAAAAATTTAATTACAATTGACAAATTAACGGGATTGGGAATTTATAGATTTACGCTACCTTCAACTACTTGGGCACTTCACTTATCTGCAGCAGACTCTTTATCAATTACGGTTAATGGTGTTGTTTATAATAATTGGTTTTTAACTGCATTGTGCGAGTATAATGCTTTTTTTGGAATTCTATTTGCCACAACAGCGCAACAAATAACAGACCAAGTGTCATCTGTACAATTTGCTGATGGAGTTGGCGCAGATTACTTTACATCAACTACAAGAATGGCATCAACAGGAACGGCTTATAACAGGTCAGGACTATTTGAAATATTAGCAACTAATAAAGTTAATAGTTGTAGAGCACAATATATCTTTGACGCATCATCTTTAATAACAGCACCATAATGATAAAAGGATATTTTATAAAACAAGACCTAAAAGTGTACGTTGACTACTACTTTCGTGACAACAATCTTGATGTATGTAGGGAATTAGGCTACTTTGATTTTAAATTAAATTGGCAAAAAGTAAGCACAAATGCTCAGTTAGAAAGTGTATTTAATGATGTTACTTTAGATAGTTTAAACATTGAGGATTTAAACTATTTCACACCACCTGCATTGAGTCCTTACGCAGTTGTAATACCTGAGATATATCAATGGGCATTCCCTGAAGATAAGTTTGTTTTAAGTGGTTTTGAAATACCATTAGACACTCACAATAATGATAAGGTAGTAAATTTAGCTTATTTTATGTGGAGTGAATTTAGAGCAGAGTTAGATAGTGGAAATTACGAAGATTTAAAACGAGCATTGATGCCTTTGTGGGACTATGTAGAACTTCAAGTAATAAACAATAATTTAGTTATATTATGATAGGTTTAATTTTATTTTTAGTCAGTATCTTTTTAGCAGGGTTTATTTACCCGATTGCATTTTTGTACTCAGTTGTTTTAACACTCATTAAAAGTGGGTGGCATAGTTTAGATGAATATTTATTTAGATGCGCTTTAGCGACTGACCAACACGCAAATAGTTTTTTAGCTAAGTTATTCAATGATGTGATGATAAAAACAGGCGGTCATAAGTTTGGAAACCCTGATGAAACTATATCAAGTGTACTAGGCAAAAATAAATTAATAGGTAAATTGTCATACTTTGGGAAAGTTTTAGATTTTATATTACATTTGTTGGATAATAATCATAGTATAAAATCCATAGAACATGATGAAAATCCGCCTAAAAAAATGGTTTCAAATGATACTAATGATAATTAAATTAGACCCAAGATACAACGATAAGGATAAAAAATAAATGCCCGATATATTTAGCTACATATTTGAGTCATTAAAAAAACATGGATTAATAGCGGTTTTTTTGGGTGCAATTATTTATATCCAATTTAAGCAAAATGAAACTGAGCGAACGGAACGAGAAAAAGAAAAAAAAGAACTTATGCAAGAAATTAAAGAAAATAAATTAAGCATGGAAAAAAGAATTGCTGATTTAGAAATAAAATTATTGGATTGTCAAAATCAAAGGTTTCAAGAAATATTAAGACTTAAAGAAAATGATTGAGGAATTAAAAGAACTATTTGCTTACTCTACCTTTATGATTTCAATCATGGCAATAACATTTTTTGTTTTAATGTTTTTTGCTGAAAGTATTTTAGGAATAATTTTATTACTTTTGTTTCGTAAAATAATCAAAAGAATATGAGAGATATTAAATTCATAGTAGTACATTGCACTGCAGGACAACCGAACCAAAAAACCGAAAGTATAAAAGACTATTGGAAAAGAGTTTTAAAATGGAAGTCAGTAGGCTATCACATTATTATAAATGAGGATGGAACTTGGGAAAGATTGTCAGAAGATATTAAACCAACAAACGGAGTTAAAGGACATAACCATCACTCAATACATATCTGTTACAAAGGTGGTTTAAAAGGCGAAGATACACGAACAGAGGCTCAAAAAGTTACACTTAGAGTAATCCTGCAAGAATATAAATTAAAGTATCGTAAGGCGTTTATATTAGGTCATAGAGATTTAAGTCCTGACTTAAACAAAGATGGTAAAATTACTAAAGGCGAATGGGTTAAAATTTGCCCTTGTTTTTCAGCAAGTGAAGAATATAAATCAATTAACACTTTATGAAACTAAATAAAAAAACTAAGATATTAGGAATACTCAACATCGTTTATCTATGTGTAATTGCTATTGAAGAGAGTAAGGCAATAGAGATGTTTCCATTTGAAGATAATATAAAGCAAACTATTAAAGGAATTATACTTGTATTAGTTGGTGTTCTTAACTTTGTTATTGCTCAATTAAAAATAAAATGAATATTTATTTAAAAACTTTTATCAAAGC